CTCCACTTACTTCAACGGAAGTTGAAGTTGTTTCTTCTGCGACATCTGGAACAATCCATCCAATAAACTTTTTCAATAGACTAAGCTTACTAATTTCTTGTTCATTCATGTCAGAGATCTTATCATAAGTATCATTTAATTGCAATTCAGAGTCTTGCTGAATAATAGATTCCATTTTCTCAATCATCTCCTTAATTGTATCAAAAAATTCACTGTCTTGTAAGGACATTTCACTTTTTGTTGTATTTTGAGCAGGGTTGTTTGGAACACAATTTGGAACCATGTTTCCATTTGCACCCTTCTTTTCACCTTCTTGGTGATAACCCTCCCCACAGGAAAGGTCTTCTTTCTTAACTTTCTTTTTTGGCTTAAACTTCGGAGAGCCAGATGGAAATGGTGGAACGGTTGGTGATGTGATACCATTTCTTGCTGGATATTTAGACTCTGCGTTCTCTGTTGTTACAGACGCATCCTTCTCAACATCTTCACAAGAATCGCAACCACAGTCACAACCCTGATCCTTCATTAATTCCAGAACAACATCCAACAAATCCTCGTCAAAATCGTTTTCTAAGAAACCTTTTTTCTTTGAGTTCGCATAGCGTTCAAGCATTCTGCGACCTTTTGCAGCAAGCCTTGCTGCATCAGCTCTGTCTTGAGGGACAGGCTCACCCCACGCTGCTGCGGAGAGCGCAAGTCGTGTTGGTTCACCATTTGGCTTCTTCATCGGTCCAGATGGGTTAGTAAAAAATCTTGTAAGGAATGATCCCTTGCGGCGCAATTTCTCTGGTGTATCAGCAGCACCACGAACACCTGGTTTTAGATTTGCACCTTCTGTTTGCTTAAAGTGTCTTCTACCAGCTGCGGTAAGACCACCTTTTGGATCCTTAAGAGGTTGCTTTGCTTTTGCCAATTGGCAATCAAGGTCACAATCAAGAGCATACTTGAAAAGACCGTCATCATTCATTTTGATAATATCAATAATAGCCAAGGCGTTTGCAGGATTATCTACAAGACTAAGCTCGCCAAGAACATACTTCTTAATAATATTTACTGGCTTACCACGAAAAAATTTATCTGCTGATGCGGATTTCTCAATCACCTTGCCGCCAATTGAAAAAGAACGAAGTGTTCCATCAAGAACTTTTTGCCAAGTATCCTCAGCACCTTTTGAGATGTAAGCTTCTACTTTAACAGCATTGTATGATGTTCCGTCAGCGCCAGTGATAACTACTGGTTCATAACTGACAGCTTTGCCTACAGCAATAGGAGAATGCATCTCTCTAATGTTTCCACCCCAGTTTGCAAAAGCTTCCTTGGATGCCTCAAAGTCAACAATATCACCAGCTTTATCAATATTGTCTGCAGTAGCAATACCTACCACAATTCTTTGTTCCCGCTTAACCATATCAATTGGGAATGAAATATTAAAATCCGACATTTAGCCCTCGTAGCCTACCAGCATATATTGTTTTTAACAATATTGCAAATCAGCCTACTGCAAAAACTGCTACAGCAGAAGAGGCGGTGACTACCTGAATGGTTGTATAATCGCCATCAATTTCTATGTAATCCGTAGACTCTGCTGGAAGAAGGATTGTGTATTGATTATTAAGCTTAATGTCAACATCAGTTGCCCCTTTATTATAAACATACAACTCACTTGTGTGTTGTCCAATATTTACAACACCATCAGCTGTCACTAAATTCTTATTTGAATATACCAAACTACTTTCACTCATTTTATTCTCCTTGATTAAACTTACTGGTTGAATCGTTGTTCATTCCAGAATCTTGATTTTGACCACGCTCGGCTTGGGCTCCGTCTGCTACTGGATCACTTGTTACTCCATCACCAGTTGGTGACTTAGGTGGATCAGAAGCAGAATTGTTATCGTTTCCTGGAGGAGCCCCTGGGCTGGAGTTGCCAGCCGCATTTTGCTCTTTTTTAACATTTGTTGGGAAAGGCAAAACGCTATCTCCATTGTATCGCTCTGGTAAACCGATTTGACCTCTAACCTCGTTAGGGGTGATTACCTCTGTGCGTAGATATCTGTCATTAATTCTTGACTGGATATCTTCATCAACAAGGTCAATCTTCTTCAACCGAATTGCCATCAGATCGGTAAACTCGGCAATAAGCCTGTTTAGTTTCTTTTCAATAATTGATTGATCTGGACCAATCACTTGCATCTTGAAACTCTTGTCGGCATCTCTTGACACAGCAAGGTTGGCATTATCATAAACACCAACTTTCGGTGCAGGAACTCTGTTTGCAACAAGAATTTCATCACGATTTGATTTACGATATTTATCAAAAGAAGAATCTTGAATACCAGCTTCAAGCTTTTCAAACTTAATATCTGTGTCTGTTCCAAGATTAGCAGGAATTGGAATAACCAATGTTCCGTGATTACGACCCTTAACTTCATTTCTAAAATAATTAATCAACTCTTGTTTTGACTTATTGCTTAGCTTTGCGCCTTTGATAAGAATTGCGTAGCGAGGAATTGCTTTATTTTCAAAATAATCAATGTTGTATTCTTTTGCAAACTTATCACCAACAATTGCAGCAGCAGCAGAAACTGCTGATGGAATTCCATAGTATGTATTGTTTGGTGAGTAGATTTTGAAATGAATCAGCTCATTCGGTTTTGGATCATTATTGATTGAATCAGGAGTTTCTTTATCCTGAAACTGTCTAAAGAATACTGCTTGAATCTTATTTGTTTTTGCAATCTGAACATAGCCATCACGCTTTCTGCGAACACGGACAAGCGTTGCTGGGACATGCCCAATGTACCCAATCTGACCAGCGTTGTTACGACCAATTTCAAGATAACCATTGCCAACAGTTAAGACATCTTGCCATACACGAACTAAGGTTTCAATCAAAGTCTCTTCAATATTTAAGTTCTCAAATGTTTCATCAAGATTCTCTTTGAGATCTTGATACTGCTGTCTAAGTCTTGTAATCTTTTCTTCACTGCCTTGAGCTTTTTCAATTTTTCTTTTAGCTTTAAGTGTTTCTACAAATTCATATCCGAGACCAACGGTGTTCATAACACGAGCATTAATTGCTGCATAGTGAATTGCACTTTGGTCATAGAGACCAGCGAGTGTGTCTAAATCGTATGGGGGATTTACAATGTCGTAAAGTGAATATCCACTTACAACTTCTGGGTCAACATATTTTGACTTAGTACCATCTTCTCCCTCATGTTTTTTTTGCAATCGCATTGCTTTGCGCTTCATCTTTGGAGAAAGGGATGAAATCTTTACAAAAGAAAAAGGATCTGAATCTTCAGTCTTTGATGTAAATCCCATGTATGAAATATCATCTATTTCATTTTCGGCAAAATCATCTTGCGCAAGTTCCATTTTCTTATCCATTCTGTCTCCTATTGTCAAAGTGTTCATCAAACATATCTTCAAATGGGTCAGCTACAAACCCATTAGCCAACCTCTCTGTTTGATCATCTCTTTCTGCGGCAGAAATTTTCCTACCTCCAGCAATCCATCTAACATGTCCATCATCATCGCCAGACCAGTACTTACCAGCATCAAGAACTCTTTTCTCAATGCTTAAGTCATACATAACACCCTCTGCTGAAAGGACACCATCGCCATCCGACAACGCTTCACCTTCAGCAGTAAAGTATACGCACACTCCGTAAGAGCGCTCTGGAACCCAAATATTCTTATCTTTGATCATATCTGACGACATAGGTTTAATTATACACTAGTTTTAATCAAAAACAGTACAGCTGTGTTCAGATATCAGCGTATCGGACATGCACCCGTTGCACAATCATCCATATCAATCATTAGATCGCTAGAATTTTGTTGAAGCGGGATTGAAAAGTCTAGTTTTGCAACCGACTTGTTGTACTCTTCCTCAGTAATCTCTTCATACGGAGGAAGCGGGAAGTTATGATCAACATGCAAAAGGAATGAAACAGACTTAACACTCTTATCGTAATTCTTAGACAACCATTCCTGAATGGCTGTTAGCTCTTCTTTGCGATAATACACTGTTACAGAAACAGCATTGTCAGCCCACTCAGTCTGCATCTTCTTTACCCATTCAAGCTGATCTATTGCAGTCATGTTTGCGGCTAACACAGCACCCTCTGGTGATTTGCATGGGAACTCAACAACATAGCGGGTATGATCCTCACGACCATCTAGCCCAATGTCCCAAACAACTTTATAACCACGCTTACGGCAAGCATCAACTAGTGGATCAACAGAACTAAAACGAACTCTTCTTGTATAAAAAGAAGCAAATGCTGGGTGAATACCTGGTGTCACACCTGGCAGAAGCGAAAGGGTTCCAGATGGCTGGACAGTGGTAAGTCTGACCGAAGGATTCCAGCCGTGATCTTCACTGTAAGCCTTATCAAAGCTCTTAAGATATACATAAGCCTCATCAAGCCATCCAACTTGCTTTTCTGTTGCCTGAAGAATACCAGTCACAGATTGACCGAGGCGACCATTCTTGTGAACAATAGTGTTTGTCTTCTCGTATGGATATGAAAGCCTTGTAATTTGTTTCTGAACCATATACAGGAGTCTTGAAATCTCAAGCATTTGAGCCAGCGACTCAATGTTTGGCAAAAAGATTGTAGATAGGTTACAAGATTCACCATCTGATAGCGCAATTTCTGCGCATGGGTTAAATCCTTCAACTGTTGGATCTGGTGACTTCTCACCCAATCTTCCATATGTTCTTGCCATCTTTCTGTTTAGCAAACCGTATGGTTCACCAGTCCCGTCATAACCCTTCCAGAATTCTGGAACAATTTCATCATAGGAGTCTGCGTAAATACTGTTATTGCTATTTGATCTCCAAGCTGGAACATTACCGCT